ATTTGTAGAAGCTGTGACGAATCTGGGAGGTCTTGCACCAAAGTTTTTGAGTCCGGGCTTAAATGGAGTACCGGATAGAATCGTTCTTCTTCCTAATGGACGCATGGCTTTTGTGGAATTAAAAGCACCCGGACAAATGATGCGGCCAATGCAGCTTAGGAGAAAAAGGCAATTGGAGAGACTTGGATATAAAGTGTATTGCATTGATACGCTTTCAGAGATAGGAGGTGTTATTGATGCAATACAAAGCACATGAGTACCAGAAGTTTGCTACACAGTTTATTTTGGCTAATCCTATTTCGGCAGTATTTTTGGAGATGGGTTTAGGAAAGAGTGTGATTACCTTAACGGCTCTTTTTGACCTTTGCTTGGATCAGTTCTTGATAAGGAAAGTCTTGGTTATTGCACCGCTAAGAGTGGCAAGGGATACTTGGCCTTTAGAAATTGAGAAGTGGAATCATCTTGATGGTCTTACATACTCGGTGGCTATTGGAAGCGAAGCGGAAAGAAAATCTGCTTTAACAAAATCTGCAGATGTTTATCTCATTAACAGAGAGAATGTAGATTGGCTCATCAGTAAGAGCGGGCATTCCTTTGACTTTGATATGGTAGTCATTGATGAACTTTCGTCTTTTAAGTCCTATCAGGCAAAACGATTTAGGAGTCTTTTAAAAGTAAGACCTAAGGTGAAAAGGATTGTAGGCCTTACGGGAACACCAAGCAGTAATGGACTTATGGATTTATGGGCGGAATTTAGACTTCTGGATTTTGGAGAAAGACTTGGAAGGTACATTACGCAGTATCGTATGAATTTCTTTGTTCCGGATAAAAGAAATCAACAGATGGTATTTTCTTATAAACCAAAGCCCGGTGCAGAGGATGCTATCTATCAACAGATATCGGATATCACTATTTCTATGAAATCAGCAGATTTTTTACAGATGCCAAAGTGCGTAATCAATGAAGTAAAAGTCAAACTTTCCGAGAAAGAAAGAACTATCTATGATGAGCTAAAAAGGGAAATGGTAGTGTCATTAGGAAAAGAGGAGATTGATGCTTCTAATGCAGCCACTCTTTCCGGAAAACTTCTGCAGATGGCTAACGGAGCAATCTATAACGAGGAAAAATCTGTTCTTCACATCCATGACAGAAAGCTTGATGCTTTGGAGGATTTAATCGAAGGAGCAAATGGCAAGCCTGTTCTGATAGCGTACTGGTATAAGCATGACCTTAATCGGATAAAGAAAAGATTTCCGGTAAGAGAGATACAGACATCAAAAGATATTTTAGATTGGAATAATGGAAATATTTCACTTGCTGCCATTCATCCGGCAAGTGCAGGACATGGTCTTAATTTACAAAGTGGTGGCTCTACCCTTATCTGGTTTGGACTTACCTGGTCTTTAGAACTGTATCAACAGACCAATGCGAGACTATGGAGACAGGGACAGACGAGTACGGTTATCATTCATCACATTATTTCCAAGGATACCATCGATGAAGATGTCATGAAGGCATTAAAGAAAAAAGAAAAGGTGCAAGGAAATTTGATTGATGCAGTGAAGGCAAGAATAGGAGGGGGACAGAATGACAGCTAAGGAAAAGCTGCGAATGCTAGGTCGGATGGAGTTATACATTCATAGCAAGAAAGAACGCTTGGCAGTCCTTAAAGAAATGAGCAGAACTGTGTCCTCATCGAAGTTTGACGATATGCCAAAGAGCTCTAATAGAGGAAGGTCAAAGCTGGAAGAAACTGTGCTGAAATGTATTGACCTTGAGAAAGAGATAAAAGAAGATGAGGAAAGACTGGAGAATGAAAAACTTATGATTTTAGAACTCATTGGTAAAATCGCAGAACCGGAATACCAGACAGTTCTTATCAGTAGATATTTCAAGCATAAGTCCTGGGAGGATATAGCCAACGGACTTTTCTATACAAAGAGGTGGATCTACTCTTTGCATGGGAAAGCCTTGGGATCCTTAGAAGAGAAAATTTTGCAAAGTGGAAAAGACTTCACTTGAATTCACCTAAGTTCACTTCACTTCACCTATCATTCCTTTTATAGGGGTGTTATGATTAAGATGCAAAAAGTGTAAAGAAAGCCTTGAAGGAAAATCCTTCAGGGCTTTTCTTATGTCTAAAAGGAGGTGAGAGCTTGCCAAGAAAGCCAAAGCGTCCTTGTTCTTACCCCGGCTGTCCAAGGTTAACGGAGGGAAGATTTTGTGAGGAACATCAAAGGGAAGAGAATAGACGGTACGAAAAGTATGATAGGGATCCCACAGTGCATCGCAAGTATGGGCAAGTCTGGAAAAGATTAAGGGATAGTTATGTTAAGGCTCATCCTTTTTGTGAGGAGTGCTTTAAGAAGGGAATCATGGTTCCGGTAGAGGAGGTACATCACATCAGACCTTTATCTGAGGGAGGAAATCACAGTAAAGACAATTTGATTTCTTTATGTAAGTCATGCCACGCAAGAATTCATGCAAAGAGAGGAGACCGTTGGAATAAAAAATAGAAGGGGAGGGGCGGTACAAATCTCTACGAAGCCTTCCCTTCCGGAACGGGCGAGGGGTCTTACGCACAAATTTTTGTATTCAAACGGGGTATTAAAGAAAAAATGGAAAGGAGGGGGAGAATGGCAAAAGACGGCACCAATAGAGGTGGTGCAAGGCAAGGAACTGGACCGAAGAAAAAGCCTTTAGTAGAGAAAATTTCAAACGGAACCGTAAAAGGAACTATGGTTTTGTCTTCAGACCTTCCGGAGCCTACAGATATACAGGGAGAGAATATTCCACAGGTAAGAGAATACCTAAAGGCAAAACAAAAGAATGGAAATGAACTTTGTGCAGAAGAAATATTCAGAGAGACTTATCTTTGGCTAAAGCAACGAAGCTGTGAAATGTTAGTAAACAACCAGCTTATAGAGCAATATGCCATGAGTGTTGCCAGATGGATTCAGTGTGAAGAAGCAATTTCCGAGTTTGGATATTTGGCTAAGCACCCGACAACAGGAAATGCTATTGCCTCTCCCTATGTTTCCATGAGCAGAGACTATAAAAAGCAGGTAAATGCGGACTGGTTTCAGATTTATCAAATTGTTCGTGAGAATTGTGCGGTTGAGTTTGAGGGCATATCTCCCCAGGATGATGTAATGGAGAGACTTCTTAGAGCAAGAAACAGAAAGTGAGTAATATATGTTTGAAAAAGTAAATCCCTGTCACCCGGATAAGGTGGCAGATAGAATCGCAGGAGCAATTGTTGATTTAGCCTATAAAGAGGATGACAATCCTAAAATTGCCGTAGAAGTATTAATTGGTCATGGGGTATGCCATGTGATTATTGAAACATCGGTGAAGCTTGAAGAAAAGCCGATTAAAGATGCCATACACCGTATTGCAGGAGATGTCCATAGAGACATTGTAGTTGTTCCACAAGATGTGCATCTTGCTAAGAACCAAAAAGGTAAGATCCGCTGTGGTGACAATGGAATCTTTAAAGGAGTGCCCCTTACAAAAGAACAGATAGAACTCTCTAAACTCGCAAGAAGAATCTATGAAAAATATAGATATGACGGAAAATATATTCTTGATAAGGATCGTTTAATTCTATGTCAAAGTCATGCAAGCTCGGAAGAACTTAAAGAATTATATCCGAATGCAGAGATCAATCCTCTTGGAGACTGGAGTGGTGGTACAAAAGTTGATACCGGAGCTACAAATAGAAAGCTAGGCTCAGATATGGGAGACTCCATTACCGGAGGAGGACTTCATGGAAAGGATTTGTCTAAGGCAGATGTCAGTGTAAACATTTATGCTTTTCTAAAGGCTCAGGAAACAGGAAAAAATGTTTCATTAGCTTGTGCCATAGGGGATGAGATAGTGGACAACGTTCCTTATGAAGAGATGGTGGAACGGGCAAGAAAGTATATCCAATCCATTGGGGGCTTTGAGAAATTTGCGGAATGGGGGTTAGTGTAAAATGGTAACAACAAGAGAAATGCAGCTGGTGCCACTTGAAAAGCTAGTACCATATATTAATAATGCCAGAACACATTCCCCGGAACAAATCAAGAAATTACGATCCTCTCTTCGAGAATTTGGCTTTATAAATCCAGTTATTATCGACCGTGACTATGGCGTGATTGCCGGTCACGGTCGTATTCTTGCAGCCAAAGAAGAAAATGCAAAAGA